TGTCTTAAGTGTACAGGTCTTTCAGGCTGAAACTTGTAACCGCTTACAATTGTCTCACGAGCAATACTTCCCGGATTGGCAGTTGTATTTTCAGTTAAGTTCAAGTTCATTGTCATATCATCAGCCTTAACTTCAAATCTTGCTGATGAAGCACCACCATTTCTGATTGCTTCAAGGGCACCATCTTTGATAGCCTTGTTTAAAGTACCTTTAAAGGTCATTGGATTTGAAGCAGACATATCTTTTTTGTATGCCATTTCTACTTCATCCATTCTTTTTATCATTGAGTCGTGCTTGGCAAGATACTCTTGTGATAAATTGTCAATTTCGCTTTTCAAAGAAGATTCAATTTCTCCTTTAGCGTTGTCTTTAGCTTGATTGAATGCTTTTTCAATTCTGCCATCAACCAAGTCACCAATTTGGTCTAATTGGTTTTTGATTTCTTCATTCATCTTGTTAAGATAATTTGGTTTGTAAATATTTGAAAATTTCGCCTAAATCATCATCTGCTTTTTTCGACTCTGTGACCATTGGTGTCGGCAGAGTGATAACTTCACAAAACTTAGATTTTAATTTAACTAATTCGGCTTCTATTGCATACCCGAGTTCATCAGATATGTTTCCTTTACGGATAAGTTTAATCAGCCTATCGTATCTATCTGCTACAACTTCTAAACTTTGATTGCCCTTTACATCGGTTATCATAGCTTGGTCATTCGCGGCATAAGTTACTGCACTGATTTCATATAACTTTACTTCTTTTAACTCTCTATAATCTTCTTGTTGCTCTTTTTGAATAGGAACAATACCAACACTATTTTCAGTAATCACTCCTGCTTTCATTAACTCCATAACATCCATACCTAAAGTTGTTTTTGGTACTTCTGCTACAAAGGCAAGACCTTTTTCATCTTCATAGAGTTCAGACATTTTACCTAATGGTTTGTCCATATCGTGTTGGTAAAGGTATTTAACTCTGTATCCATTTTCTTGCAACGTTTTTCTGTATGCACCTCTCATTATAACATCTCCATCAGAATCTTTGTTGCCAAAAACTGAACCATAGCCTTTAACAATACCCATTTTTTCGTCTACATCGGCTAATGTGCCTAATTCTGTAGTTTTATAAAGAATTGTATTCATATTACAAAAATATAAAATTTATAAGTTTTCATTTTCAATGACTTGATATGCCACGATAGCAGTATTCATTGCACTAATTGGATTGGCTTCTTGGTACATTAAATCAGGCGGGTAACATAAGGACTGACACCTGCAGTTAATTATATTTGCACCACTACCTTTTGGGTCGCTTGGAAAACGTAAACGCTCTCCTTTAACTATAAAATAACCATCGCCTTTTACAATCTGTCCATTGGCTCTTGCGTGCCATTCTCTTTCACGACCATCCATTGCAGTTAGCCATTCTTTTACATAACCATTTTTACCAAACATTGCTGATGCAGTTTCGGTACTGCCATAATTGGCCGCGGCATTTGCTTCAGTACGAACTAACCTTTGTGCTTCATATTTTGAATAAGTGCTAAATTTTCTTCTAAGGACCCTTTGCAAGTCTCGTTCATTCATAAACTGATATTGAGGGTCACGATACAAAGTCTTTAACACTTCAATCAATCTTTTCTTTCTTGAGCCTTGTACCAATGTGATATTGTTACCTGCAACTCGCTCGGCAAACTCCCTAAATTTTTGATTTAAGATAAATTCTGCTTCTTGTTTGGCTATGTATTTTCTAAAGTAAGATTCATACCATTTGTAAAAACGCTTTGCAATATCAATATACATTTCTACGTACAACGCTTCAATATCTTGTCGCTTGAATAAATTAGGGTAGGAGTGAACATTTCTTGTGGCTATAAAATCATCAATGCCCTTGAAATATTCTTGCTTGAAATATTTGTTAAACTTGCGAATATGTTTTGCTTCTGACTTAACTAACAATAGTTCTGCAGATGCAATAAAACCTATTCTATCAATCTTATCTCCTGCATTAGTCATCTTTATTCGCCATTCTTTTTGCCCAAGCAAACATAGCTTGACCACCCCATAAATTGTAAGCTACATATCCTGCATCTTTCCAAGGTGTGCCCTTAAATTTTGGGTCAATAGTTGCGTTCGATTTATGCCTTGATAAAAAACTATAAGTTCGTTTGATAGTTGACATTGAAAGTTTTTCTCTATTGGCTAACTGATTTGCTCTAGTCCAACCAACCGCAGTACCACCTTTGATTTCATCTCTATGCTCATCTCTCCACTTTAACATTCTTCGAGCGTTATTGGTTGCACTTTGAGGATAATTGTTATACCCCTCTGCCTTTTCTTCTCCTAACATCTCATCGTGGTCTTCTGATATTTCGTCAACTTCATCGATAAGTTCTTCCATATCATAATCTTCTTCCATACTCATCAATGGTGTTACGTTGTTCGGTATAAAATAAGAATCCATTTCAGGCTCTTCACAAATACCATAATCCATTGCCAAGCGTTTTTCATTTGGAGATAACCACCAAGCCTTTGACATTTGGTCAACTATTTTTTCCTGTTCTTCTTGCAGTTCAGGTATTGCACTAAAATCAAAATCTAAATAAAGATTATCTCCAAACTTAGGCACAAGCCATCTATTTAGTTCCTCTCTTAATTTTATAAGTTGTGGCATTACTGCATTTTGATACAAACTTTTCTTAGCTTCTTTCATATTGTTATATGTAGTAGAATCAGTATTATTTAACAACTGAACAGGTACTCCATAAATATTACACAACTCCTTAACTGAAGCGTTTTGTTGCTCTATTAGCGAAAGGTCTGAAGCGGTAAGACCAAAATTTATCCACGATAGTTTTTTAGGTGTTATAACTACATCTCCTGCATTACCTGCACCTTGATAGTTTTGCCTAAACTTATCTTTAAGTTGTTGAGCCTGTGAAGCACTCAAATCTCCCTCATCTGACATTAACACACCACGAGCAGTTTGATTTTGTAAGTATTTAACTCCTGTTGTGGTTGCTTCATTGTTTGTTTGCATAGTCCTAAGACCTGCTTTTAGTGGACTCATACCATAAAGATGTGAACCTGTGCCATCATAGTAAGGGTTGAAATCTTTTATATGACAAACTGCTTCTGCAGGTATACGCATATAACCATTGTAACTTAAACTATATTCTTTTACAGGCTCAAAAATACCGCCTGAATGAATTTCAACTTTATGACTTGGCAAAACATATAACTCTTTATACTTGCCACCATTTGAACCTGTTTCGGGTCCTATGCCATAGATATAACCATTACCTGTTAGCCTATCAAATGCAATAAGTTCTTGTATGAAAGAAACATAAGATTGCGATGGATTAGGTCGCTTTAACAATTCGTGTAATTCTGTATCATTTATTTCTATTAAAGCATTTTTCTTAATTCTTTCAGTTTTAAAAAGAATACTTGAATCTATACCACCTTGGGTCATTGCCTTGTATCTTGCAAGGTCATTTTCTTTCTCTACTGCATAAATACAAATCGGTACATTTGATGCAGTTTTTGAAATAAGATTTATAATTGAGTAAATGGTTGGATTGTATCTATATCCTTTATCAATATAGGTTTCATCGTTTTCAGAATTCCAAACGACTTTTTCTCCAAGATAAGTATAAACTACTTTGTTAAATAGTTCGTGGGTGCTTTGCAAGTTCTTTGCAATACCACCTCTAATTCTATCTAGAAATGATGCCATAAAGTAATAGTTTTATACAAAAGTAATTAATTAAATAACAAAGAATTCTCCGCGTGTTCCGTACTGCGTATATATAGGGTATCTAATGGCATCCATTATGTGATTATGTTTATCCCTTGGCTTGTTGATTATGGTGCCATCTTTCAGTTCTTCCCAAAGGTAACTCATGTACTCAAAATGGATATTTTTACTATTGTTGCTTACAAATATTTGATGCTCTTTTATGAAACTTATACCTGCATTTACAGAGCCTTGTCCTTTTTTTGACGGCTTTGCCCATATACCCATTCTTCTCATTTCTTCTATGATTTCAGGTCTTGCCGAATCTCCAATGCATAAGGTTTCTTGGCAACCTTTTTCAATTAAAAAGTCTACAATATCTCGAGCAGTCATACCCTTTTGGTAACATATTTCATTTATATAGATTCTATCTTCATCTTTCCATACTTCACAAATGGCGGTTTCGTCGTTTGAGAATCCAAAGTCAATGCCAACTAACTTCTCATCTATTTTGGGAAAGTCTGCCAAAGGAATAAATGTCCAATTGGTATATATCTGCCTTTTACTTAGAACTGCTCTCTGACCCTCTCCATATACTTTCCAATAGTCGTAATCACGCTCCTTGAGTCTTTCGATTTCGCGAACCAAATCTTCGCCTAGATATTTATTATCCTTGTAGGTTGTTATCCAAGTGTCGCAGTCATCTCGAGGTATTACTTCATCATATATCCAATGTATTGGGTCTGATGGATTAAAATCGCAGATGACCATATCAGTTGTCCTAAAATTAATCTGTACAAAATCTTCTTTTTCTAATTCGTTTACCTCATTTAAGAAAGCAATATTTCTTTTTCTACCTCTAATTTTTTGAGGTTGGTCAACGCTTAAAAATTCAATAGAATGATTTTTGTATTTAAAAATGTTAGTGCTCTTGTTATACTCGCCATAATACAATATTCCAATCTCCTCTAAAATTTGCAACATATCACGTTGAGATGAACCTTTTAGAGCAGGTAAAGTTTTTCTAATTATTGAAATGGTTAATGGTTTTTCAGTATTGATAATCAAATAGGCAAGGTATTGACAGATAGCATAGGTCTTTCCGCTACGAGTACCACCTTGATGAACCTTAAAACGTTTTGTACTATTTAAAAGGTCATAAAACTGAACATTACATTTTTGTTTTACTCGTCTTGTGTTGAGGGCACCCATTCTACCAACGTACTTCTAATATCTCCATCGAGAGTAATTTCTTGCTTTTCAATATACCCTCTTTTTTTGCCTTTGGTTTTTAAGTGAAAGATAATCGCAGTTATATTACCTGCCGATATTTGGTCAAATAGTTTGCTTTCAGAATAATCCAAGGCTACATTTTCTATTTCTTCAACCTTAAGTGCAAATTCTTCATCTTCTTTCATCCATTTATAGAAAGTAGTTCTACCTACATCTGCCATTTTACAGGCTTGGGTAACTACTCCTAAAGATGCTTCTAATGCTTCTAAAACTGCTTTTTTATGGTGTTCCGTTTTGTTCATTTTATAGAATTTAAAAACTCCTGCCTAACGTCCAACTCTGTTTTAAAACAACCTAATAATTTTGTTGTGGTTGTAAAGGTATCATGTTTTTTTGCACCTCTCATTTCCATACACATATGGCGAGCAGTCAATTGTGACGCCACTCCTTTTGGGTCTAATTCTTCACATAAAAAT